GAGGATTAAAAATAAATTTCAAAGTCGGAAAATCTCAGAAAAAAGTGCACGCTGCAGCAATGGTAGCTGTATAAGAGGTAGACTGATAGGTCTTGGCTCAGAAGATTCACAAACATTTTGGAGGATTAAAAATAATTTCCAAATCCAAAAATTCTCAGAAAAAAGTGTACGCTGCAGCAATGGTAGCTGTACAAGAGGTGGATTGATAGTTCTTGGCCCAGAAGACTTTGGTGTCTCAGACCTAGCTAATAGTAATACAATTACAGTAACTGAGATGTGAAAATTCACAAACATTTTGGAGGATTAAAAATAATTTCCAAATCCAAAAATTCTCAGAAAAAAGTGCACGCTGCCCGCACCATTGTGGTGCGTACGGTGCCTGTATAAGAGGTAGATGATGTAACAGCCCTTGATATCAGGCAGGTATGATATGTGTATTGGCCTATTCACAGTCGGAACGACGTATGCGTGTGTGGCCTGGGATTTTTACCTTGAGTATTGTATACAAGATGAGGTTCAGTCATACACACAAGTTCTTGTTGGTAAGCAATTGGAAATGTGGTTGTAGCACGATGGCTGGATTCTTCGCACCATACAGTGAATTTTCAGGGAAAGAGAACAATAAAGCATGTCTAGAGGCATTTGGGAGAACATATGGATCCATGGTTCACTGGCCTGCTGTCAAGATTCGCAAGGAATTTGAGAAAAAAGGGTGGAAATGGGATGACTATATCAAAATCAGTACGGTACGTAATCCATGGGCTCGTATCGTCTCTTTATTTTTCTATGCCCGAAGGGGACAGAAGATCCAGAATGTTCGTGCAGCTTTTACACGTTTTGTCAAACAAGAGGTACCAAAATGGCAGCATGGGATCCGCAACCGCTGGAACAGTTATGAGATGTTCCATGACAAAAAGGGGAAAAAGATCATTGATTATGTTGTTCGACTGGAGCATTTGCAAGAGGATCTGGACCCAATCATTGAGAAGCATTTCCCAGGCATTGCCCCCTTTGACTATACCAAGAAGTCAAATACAACCGATCACATGCACTATAGCTACTATTATACACCACAGACTCGCGAGATTGTCAGGCGAATCTTTCAGTATGATATTCGCAAATATAAATACAAATTCGAACCCGTCATGGGGTAGGTGGAAAATTGAAACTATGTAGTGAAACGCCTGTCCCTAAATCCACACCATAACGAACGAGCAGAAAAATGAATCAATCTGATACCCTTGGGAACAGTGGCAAAAACACACAACACAGCACAACACAACATACACATGATGGTCAGACGCTGGATGAGAACGCGTCGGAGAGGACTCCTACGCACCAAGCACAAGAGCCTCAAGGTGAAAAACAGCTCAGGGAGCCAGTAACTCCGACAGGATCGGAGGAACACCGGCACAGGGAGGAGGAACACATACGCAATGGTAAAATAGTAGTTGCAATGTGCGACTACGTGCCCACTTGTTTGGAGGAACTAACCCTGAAGAAAGGTGATCTCATCTATGTCGTGGATTACAATCCAACTGGACAATGGGCGTATGGGCTCTGTATCACCACACAGACGAGGGGTCTATTCCGCAAGGATTATGTATCGCTAAAACAGGCGCAAAAGAGTGACCAGCACTGTGAAAGTGAAAACAGTGGCGACCTTGATCCTGGGACAGAGAGTCTGTCAGAGATAGATAGCTCTCTTCCGTCCAAGGTGTTGAAAAAAGTTCGCGTGTTCTCTCCAGATGGGAATCCAACATTGGCCAATATGATCTGTGAGCGGCTCAAAGTACCACTCAGTCCAATGAGGATCGAGTATTTCAGCAATGGTGAGTGTCGTCCAATCATTCAGGAATCAGTACATGGGAAAGAAGTGTTCCTGGTGTGCACCGCAGATGTGAAACGCACTGTCAACGATCATCTCTGGGCCACACTGTTGACAATCAGTGCACTGAAAAGGGCTGGAGCAAAGAGGATTACACTCATCATGCCAAACTACTACTATGCTCGTCAAGACAAGAAAGACAGTTGCCGCGCGGCTATCTCCGCACGACTTTTTGCAAGCACCCTGGAAACAGCTGGAGTCAATCATGTGATCTGTCTTGATCTCCACTCAGCAAGCATTCAGGGATTTTTCCCCGAGTCGATTCCAGTTGAGAACCTTTATGCCATCGCACCAGTCGCAGAGTATCTTCGGTCCGGACTGCTGTGTGGCGAGAATTACCAGGATTGTTTCATCGGAATCAGTCCAGATGAAGGTGCATTCAAGCGTACTCGACGATATGCGGAGGTACTGAAGCTCAAGTATCTCTGTCTTTCCAAGACACGCGACTATACTCGGCCCAATTTCGTGGATACCACGAAGACAGAGATTTTCGGTGATCTCTCCCTTCTAAAGGGTCGATGGGCCATCATTTTCGATGATATGTGTGATACATTCGGTACAGTCCAGGCCGCTAGTAAGGTCCTGGTCAGAGCAGGAGCTCTTGGTGTTTTTGTTGTTGTTACCCATGGTATTCTGAGTGGACCGGCAATCGAAAGACTGAACTCTACTCCGGAAGTGGTTCGCATGATTTGCAGTGATAGCCTCCCACAGGAGGAGAATCTGAAGAAATGTGACAAACTGTCAGTATTCTCTGCAGCTCCCTTGCTGGCAGAGGTTGTTCGTCGACGATTGGATGGGGAATCAGTGAGCAAGATGTTTGGTCATACATAGTGTGTGGGAGGGAAAAATGACAGCGTGTCTCTATGCCTTCTTTGATGAGACTCAAAGGATGAAGTGTTCAGAGCGAACATATGTTGAGGGTTCAGAGTGGGGATTTGGTTACTGTGCCAAGTGTGTGGACGATCTGCGGAAAGCTGTCCGGTCGGGTCAGATCATACAGTACAAAAATGCAACAGGGTGCAATTGGTGGCATCACCAACGTGTGGCGAAAGGTGTTGTATCAGGGTTTGTCAAAATAGGTAGCAACAATCACATGTGGATCTATGGCAGCATGCTTGATCCTGATTGCTGTAAATTGTCAAACAGTTCTCGCAAAGCAGTCCTCCAAAAAATTTACCTCCTGTACAGTGGTTTCCACCAAGATTGGGACACTTTGAAACCGACTGTAATTGGTCGAGCAGCATATCATCCATAGAAGCGTGTGGCCTGTGTACACGTGCATATATTGTCCTGGCAAAATTGAATATTCTCTGTCACTTTGGACAGGAGTAGATTAAGACATATAAATGATTCCTCAGAGACAGAGAGCCAGAGTCCCAGCCTTGGATTCAAGGCTGTCGACACACTTGGGTGGAGTCCCGCTCCCTACTGCTGCTGCGATGCCCAGACTCGTGCCTCCACCTACCGCAATTCCCAGACTCTCACCACCCACACCTACCGCAATCCCCAGACTCCCACCACCTCCACCTATCGCGATGCCCAGACTCACACCTCCACCTACCGCGATCCCCAGACTTGTTCCACCAGCGGTATCATCCATTGTCCTGGGCAATGCATTCTCATGGGAGGAGTGGGATCAGACTGACAATAAGCTGGAATATGCAGCCAAGCTTCGTATTCCTGATCTCGCCAACTTGGTGACCGAACTGAGTGCAGCCTATTACAATGCAGAACCACTCGTCACAGATGCTGAGTTTGATAAGATTCAAGAGGTATTGAGCCTTTTGGATCCAGGTAACCCAGTCCTGAAGCAAGTTGGTTCGGCTATCCCTGACTCTGACCCTGGCTCCCATAGCCGAGCAGGAACCAAGACCAGTTTCAATCCAGATGATTATCCTCATCTGGTAGACAGGGTCTACACAAATCCCCTCTGGCGTCAGAAGATCCGATTGCCCTTCCTCATGCCCTCCATGGACAAGTCAAAACCCAAAGATATTTCGAAATGGAATAACTGGATCGCGAACAACCCGGGACCTTACAATATCTCTGACAAGGTAGATGGGATGTCAGCCGGCCTTATCTATGGCATCGATTCGCAGACCAACAAGGTTGTTGTGCTGCTCACTTCACGTGGAGATGGGGAGATTGGCGAAGATCTGTCTGCGATCCTCCCTCATTTGAGCGTTCCTGGTGGCTTACTCCCCATCAGCCTCGAACTTGAGGCGATGATCAGGGAACATGGCTCGCTACAGGTCCGCGGTGAGATTGTTATCCCAATCGAGGAGTTTGAAAAGACTTTCGGCAAGGGATTCGCTCTCCGTAATGTGGCGCGTGGTATTATTGGGGGGAAAACACTGCGCTCCGGACTCATCAAGTTCGTCGACTTTATTGCATATGAGCTCGTCCACCCCTGGCCCAAGGGTCTGACCCAGGGGCTCCAGAATCTGGGTAGACTTGGATTTCATGTGGTCCACAATGAGTATACTCGCGTGCCACAGCTGACGCTTAGCGAGTTGCGCGAAACACTGTTGCGCCGTAAGCGTGATTCTGAGTATGAGATCGATGGGCTGATCGTGACCCAAGATGTTCTACCAGCACGAACTATCCAGGTGGGCGATGCTTTCCCAGATTATGCGATGGCCTTCAAGTTTGATACGGACAGCGAGGACACTGAATCCGCTCTGAGTATTGTCCGTAATGTCCAATGGAATACCTCGAAGGATGGTAAGCTGAATCCTGTAGCGGTCATCAAACCAGTGGGTGTTGGGGGTGTTACTATCGAGAATGTAACAATGCACAATGCTGCATATGTCAAAGACATGGCCATTGGTCCGGGTGCGATTGTCAGAGTTACTCGTGGAGGTGATGTTATTCCTCAGATCGTTGCCAATCTGCGCCCTGTCCAACCTCAAATGCCATCAGTCCCTTATGAATGGAATGAGACAGGTCGCAGCATCTCATTACTAGACCCAGAGATGGATCCAGCCGTGATGCTCTCTCGTGTCCAATTTTTTTTCAAGAAACTGGGAGTTGCGAACTGGGGCGATTCCAATGTACAGAAGATCGTTGAATACAACCTGCCTGCGAAAACCGACATTCTCGATATATTGGATATGACAGTTGAGGATTTGGAAGAACTGCCCGGTGTTCAACGCAAGATGGCTGAGAAACTCTGGAAAAGTCTGCATGATAAGCTGGGTCGCACAGATCTGACTGTTCTGATGGCAGCGAGCAACCTATTCGGGGCTGGATTCGGTTCCCGCAGACTTCAAGCATTGTTTGATGCAATGCCAGACTTTCTGCGTCAACCTTTCCGCACAGCCGAGGAGCGGTCTCAGCTCCTTTCCCGTATCGTTGCCATTCCTGGATTTCAGGCCAAGACTGGGACGGCTCTAGTCCGTGGACTGCCTAAGTTTATCCCATTCCTATATGGTATTTATCGGACAGGGTGGATTGCGGTCAATCTGCGTAGGCCTGGAGTGCCGGTGGCACATACCATTTTCCCTGCCAACTCTCCCACCCCCACCAAGACTGTATTTAGGTCTCTTGGGAACAATATTGACGAGATGACAGATGATCTGAATGCAACCGGACGCTCAGAATATGATCAGGCTGACTATGACAGGAGCAGCATGGTTCAGATGGCACTGTTCAAGGATATCGATACAGTCAAGGCTGCAGAGGATGCGGCTCGTGCGGCTCGTGTTGCCGCCATGCCCAAACTTACACCGCCGCCTGTGCGCCTACCGACCGTGAGTCAGGGTCCATCAATCCCAGGAGCGAAGAAACCGTCGCTCATTGGAAAGACTATTGTATTTACTGGTGTTTTCAAGGGGTTCGAGGAGCAGGCGACCGCCCTGGGCGGTATTGTTTCAAAGAGTCTGAGTGGCAAGACGGACATCCTTGTCAAAAAGGATGACAACTGGACCAGTGGGAAAGTCACCAAAGCTGAGAAACTCGGGACCAAGATTATGACAGCTGATGAATTCACTGCCATGTACCTGTAAGATTCTGCATCACTCTAAGTCTGAAATACTTCAAACTTCACTTTGTACACACACACTTTTTTCAAGCCTCCAGAGGATAGTATGCAGGATATATCATGAGTAAAAAAAATGAAGTCGGTTCTGAGGGCTTACCATGTTTCCTGATTACAATTTGCTGCTCAACATGAACCCAAGCTCTACTATTCACGGAGTGTGCTCTTTTACCGGAACAGTCCCACCCCGCGCATCGCGTCCGCTCAATGTCATCCTGACATGTGGCAACTGCAAGGAGGCAAGCGTACTCATCCGACCGGCTGATGCATCACATTACATCGACGGAAATCAGACTGCAAATTTCAGGTGTTTCGCTTGCGGAGGGCGAACAAAATACGCCCCAGACCCAATCCTGGCCCTGGTTAACTATCACAAGCGTGAAACGCGAAGACTGCTGCTGTGCGAAGCCGCACGTAATGCGGGCAGAGATGTCCTTCGCGAGGAGGTAGGCCCCAACAGCATCGTACCCAGTCGTCTGCCGCCAATCCATGCCGAAATACTTGATTACGAGTCTGATGATGAATACTGAAAAAAGACAGGTTGTAAGTCACCCTAGAAAACTTACTTTGATTGAATACAACCAGTGATCAAGCTCCTAGCAGAGACCACTCTCTAAGTCCGAAGTATTTCAAACCTCACTTTGTATACTGTAGCGTAGTCCGAAAATATTTTCGGATTCAGGATCCTTTGGGCTCTTTGAGATCAGAGCAACCTATGGGCCAGAGATTCTCAGGGACTGAGCCAGTCCGCCCCTGGCAACACATATACCCTGCATACTATCCTCTGGAGGGTATATTATGAGTGAAAAATGAAGTCGGTTTTGAGGGACTTATAATGTTTCCCGACTACTATTACTACTTTACTACTTTCAACATGAACCCCAACAACACTAACAACACTACCACTACCACCCCCGCCTACTCCGATGCCGTTATGGACCTCGGAAAGCAGTTCTACGCTGCTTACATGGAAGAGGCGGAGAACCCGACCGATGGCACCCCCGGCGCCATCTACAACCTGTTTCTGCACTTCGCGGCGCAGCTCGAGAAGCAGACCAAGGAGACCGCAGCCGTGGCCTCTCCTGCTCTTGCGCCGGTCGTGCCTGTTGCTGCTGGCGGCGGCAAGATCCGCACGCGTGCCCAGACCGCCTGGGACGCCTGGCAGACCGACCAGAAGGCTAAGGGCTACCCTGGCCTGGCTGGAGGTGCGGACGCCAGCTCTGATGCCAAGAAGCAACACGTGCGGGGCACCTACCACGCGATGACTAAGGCTCAGCAGCAAGCCTTCCTGCAGCAGTACCAGGCTGTCCACGGTGTCCCTGCGGTCGCCAAGGGCAGCGGTGCGAAGAAGGTGTCCTCGTACACTGCCTTTCAGGTGCTGCACTCGGCCATCTTCCGGATTGCCCACGGTAAGGGCAAGGGCGACAAGCTCGGCGCGGAATACGCTCCTGATCGCATCGCCAAGTGGGCGGCCATCAAGGCGAACCCGGCTTGGGAGAGCTCGATCAAGAAGGAGATGGAGGGTTGGTGCCGCGAGCGCAATGCGGGCGCCGACATCGCGACTCCGACGAACCTGGAGAAGCTGCGCAACTGGTGCGGAATGGCGGCCGGCGCCGTGGCGACCCAGCCGGTGAGCGTCCCGGTGGCCTAAGCCAGACCAACCACCAAAGGCACAAAGGGTTGAAACCAAAGGTTTGAAACATAGGTTTGAAGTCCTCAAAAAACTTCACTTTGTGTCACCGCATTCGTGGTGGTAAGTATGGATCTGATAGGATCGTGCTCCCTCTACCACGATGCTGGGAATGTATCCTATCAAATAGTATTTCCAGTTCTTTGTGGGCCGGGTCTATGCCATATGAACCAAGAGCCGATTCAGGCGTGGACCAACTAATGAACTTGATCTGATCCCACCTTGGTCTCACTGGATCCACCGTCATATCTTGATCTAAATCCTCATATATCTTGTGTATAGTGGCTATATCAAGCGTATTGTGTTGTGTGTCAGTGTCATCTTGAGGACCTCCTGTCTCCACATCAGCTATGAAGCCATGCTCGAGAATATCCGATATTAGTTCGACACTGTCACAATGTGTGGTCCGTGTTAAAAGACTATCAATCCATCGTATATTGCACAGGATCTCTCTGTTGTTAGCGACCAAGCCGCCATTCCATGGAGCACATGACCTGGTTCCGGGGCAGGGAGCTAGTAGACATCTAACATCATCTGTGTCATGAATTATTATGTAAATCTGCTGAGACCATCCCTGGATGTAGAGTCTGAGTCGATGGTCGGATCCATCTCCATCTCCTGCTCTTTGGTAGAGGATGCGACATCTTCTATGTGATTTATTTATATTCCTGACTATGGAGGTGATAGCCGCTACAACATTTGCGCGGCCGCGGTTCAATAGGTGGATTTTCAATGCTCCTGGCCCAACAGATTCATTAACAATGCTGGTGTTATACAGTATCGACCAGATAAACTCTCCACCCAGATATATCCCCTGCCAGTTGAAGTCTTTGTTGAACAGTCCAGTCGACCATATTTCAAGCTTCTCCAAGAATTGTTGGTGATCCTGGATGACCGGCTCCGGTCGCCCTTTTAAGAAGCTCGGCTTATAGACAAGTCTAATATCACGAATAGGCCATACATGCAGACTCTCCTCGAGACGATCAGTCAGATATCGCCGAACCCACTCTCTGTATCCATTCATCCCAACCATTCTGCCCACCATTTCCCAGAATGACATGACAAGATGATTCTTCGCCACCATACGAGACACATGATTCTGACCAGCTCTTCGAGCTGTTAACTCTGATGATATCCCATTGTGTATCAAGTCATGATATAATGAGCGCCGAATCTCCATATCCTGGCCAGAGATGACATCATTCCTGCTCTCTGAAGCTGTTATTGAATCAATATATTCTTTCCATTCATCATAGGTGTACATATCCCACAGAGCTCGGATACCCCTAAATGGAGGGCTTTTGCGCAAACACAAACTGCAATGATGGATGGGGAGTGGGGGAAGGCAGTGATAATGGTAGTATGGCTCTTTGCAAACACAATCGATCCGGACAAGATCCCTGAGGCTTTCTATCCTTTGATAGCACAAGGTGCATGTGTATGGTAGTGATTCCATTATTGAACTGATTGGTGGTCGGTTAGATCGGGGCCGATTGCCAGGTTGATCCATAGCCCTGTTCAGTGAATATCCTTGTCCATGTGCACTATAGGGATCGACCGTCATCTCTTGGTGTGACATCATATGATTGTAATATTGTTGAAACAATTTTCTGCGCCTCCTGGTTCGCGTCTGAAACCTACTTAAGGATTCCTCGCCATTTATTATAAAATAGCACATACAAGAACAACAGATGAGCCGTACACCTATGTCAGAACTGGGCAAGTTTGGTGGTAAGATGGATGAGCTATTCCTGGTTCTTAAGAAGGCTTTCCCAGGAGATATGGACCTCGAAAAATATCATGACAAGTTGTCTGCGGCGCGCAAAGTAAACCCCAGAATGGTTTGCGAAGGTTTTATGAATATAGTGAAAATGCCGATTGAGACTGGAAATCCTCAGTCGGAACTGTATTTGCATCGTATTATGATGGGCGATGATACCTTCTTTGTTGGTCTTGATGTACAACAGATTGTTGATCCTAATTACCATGCACTGATCGAAAAGATCACTCAGCTCTGGCTCGGTATGTCTGAAGGGTCCCAATCTGCTGTTAAGCGCTACCTGCAGATCCTAGTGACACGTGGCGCACTTGCGACCAAGGATGAGCTCTCTCTTGGCGTGTTGAATGAATTTCGCGCTGCTCAAGGTAAGCCCCTACTTCGAGCTTGAAAGCCATGAAAACAGTTACCTGATCCATCCAACAGATCTGAAAATATTCAAAAACAGCTTCTCAAGAAGTGGTATGCACATGGAGTTTCCGATCTGTTTCAGATATTGGGAATCACTTACTTCAATGTTCAATGGAGGAAATCCTTGAACTCTTTCAATCTCCTCCAATGTCAAAAACCTCTTGCACTTTGTGATGTAGTATTTACATCTTGATGCTTTCAAACAGGGGACGACCTGATGCATGGGCTTGCCAAAGGCGGCTGATGCTCCCAAATCAGTAAAGTAGTAATCTTTCATGATGTTCTTGTTGTACTTTCTTTTGACATTTGCGATGTGGATGTTCAGATTTTTCCTGTTGAATGGAGTGAGTGGGTCTGTTTGTGTTTTTGATGGATCAAGAAGATTGCTTGCCAACAGTTTGAGTGGTTCTTTCCTGGGGAATTCAAAATCCTTGACTTGGTCAACTTTTGTGATACAAACAATGAAAACTCTGGATCGATGTTGAGGCCAACCACATTCGTGTGGACTGAGTACGCTGTGGTAAATGTTATAAACGCCCAAATCCTCCAGCATGGAGATGATCGTGCTGAACGTCCTCCCTTGATCATGATTCAGTAATCCTTTCACATTTTCCAACACACAGACTGTGGGTTGTCTGTGTTTTACATACTCATAAATCGCAAAGAAGACTATTCCTCGATCATCATCAAATCCTTCTCTCCTGCCGACAGTAATGAATGTTTGACACGGAAATCCCGCGGTGTAAACATCCACATGGGGTCTATTTTGAATTTCATCAGCAAAAACATTGTCAGTAAAAATCGGGGACAAAGTTCGCCTTGATTGACATTTGGACATTTTTGTCAGTAAAAATTTCGGGGACAAAGTTCGCCTTGATTGACATTTGGACATTTTTGTCAGAATCACATGAAAATATGTGCCTGACATTGTTGCCACCCAATATATTGCACAATGCAATGTATGGAGCTTCTAGTCCAGAACAATCGCTTCCATATGTAATCATATGTATGATTGTTACTATATATATATTACGAAACTATTTTATATTGATTTTACAGTATCACTGGGTATTGGCGGCAGTGGCGTCCAGAGCTTTTTCAGCATCTTGCCAGTTTTTGGCTGAATCTTCACAACCAGTGTGGACCCATATTATATACGCGAGTCTGCGAATACGCTCTTCGCGAGAGTTGTGATTGATATTGTTCTCGTGTTCATACAAGTAGGTGTAGTATTCATTGCTCGCTTGCAAAGTAAGGTTTGGAGGTATTGGCGGTGGTGTCAGCATGGTTGTATAAATAATGTATGAATAATTAAATATATTATGCATATATTTAATTTTCGAATATCGGTTATCGATTGATTACACAACATATTTCTTGGACAATGTGCAATACAGTTCCTTGACAGCATCTGGTAAATAGTCAAGCTGTCCACGTGCCACTGCAGAGGAACTAGCGCAACTGATATCTGTATCGTTCGATCTGCACACAAACCGCAAGCCCTCTCGATTCTCGCGAAGAATTACGCGTCCCGTGCTTGTGTAGAGAGTGCGACCATGAATCTCAGTGTGATGCTTCTCATCCTTTCTCCCGACAACACATACTGCAAATTCAGCAGTCCAGCCTCGGCATCGCTTCGCCAAATCCGCTCCTGCAACGAATACCACTGGCCTACTCTCACGTTGCTCTATGTGAGTACACACCTCTGTGTGGGTGATGAATTTGGTTTCATCGATCTCGTAACGATCAACATGGGCAATGTCGCACAGGCTGCTCGAGGACAGAGCCAGTTCAAGCATTTTGATCCGATCCTCACCAGAAAAGTAAATGCGACGATCACAGTCGGTTCCGGTCGCTGATGATCGAGCTTTCTTGTGTTGCAAGTAATCTTCGTGCGATGGCGATACGAAGACCTTCGTTACCTGGTAACCATGATTCTTCTCCAAGTAGTCCCTGGCAATCTCCATACTGGCTATATGTCCTTTATGCACCGGGTTGAATGTCCCCGTCATCACCAATACAATCTCCTTCCCTTTTTCATTGAAGGGATGTGGATCCTCATGGGTAGGCCCAGTCATTTAAAATTTACTTATGAATTCCTTTACTATTTATCGAGATAATAAGTACCAGTCGACAAGATTTTTCAACTTTTCCAACCAAAGTAAAGATATGCAAAACAGTCAGTTGTAGTTACTTCTTAGTGAGTAGTTGCTCAGAGGTGGACACGAATCGTCTGGGCCTTGAGCCAATCATCGCGAAACTTCTCGATGTTCTCAAGGGATTGCTGCTCAAAAGTGGCCTTGACCTCGAGAGGAGCGCGCGAGACAGGGCACTTCGAGAAGACCAGGTCGACTGGACCGAAGAAGGTGCGGACAGTCTGCTCGACAGTCTCCTCAAGGAGTGTGCGCGAGCAACCGACCTGGACAACACCATCAGCAGTGTTCGCATCAACATTCTCGGCACCATAGATCCACCAGTCCGAGAGAACCTTGGCATTGAACTCGGCCTCGGTCAGACCAATGCGCGCAGCCTGGCGCTTAGTCGCATCGCGATTGATGGAGTCCAGCAGCTTGATGCGGTTCTTGAGGTTCTCATACTGGTCGCTCACACCAACACTCATCTGGTGCTGCATGAGGATGCTGCTCGGGGTGACATAGCGGACATCACATTCCTGAAAAATGCAGAACGCCATGCTGGCAGCCTGGTCAGCAATGCCAACAATACGCTTGCCCTTCTGGCGCAGGTAGCTGAGAAACTGGATCAGGTTGTTGCCAGCCATTACTGAACCACCTGGAGAGGTGATGTAGATAAGTACATCATTGCTGTCAACATTGCCCAGATCGACGATAGCCTTGCTGACCATCTGTTCGTTGATCTCACCACGAAGGACGATGTGGTTGCCCTCGGTCAGCTCGATTACTGGGTTCGTATCGAAAGAGAATGGCGAGGCATCGGAGTGATCCGGTTCGACAACATCGGCGCTGGTACTGGTAGCACCAGAATCCGTGACATCTGAGACATCACTGCTGTCGCTGTGATCGAGTGGATTGGGAGTGGCAACCGAGAGCGCCAGGAAGAATGTCAGAACAAGAAAAGTAAACATTATGGAATAAAATATGTGTGTGTGTGTGACATACACTACATCTTCAAAATCGTGGTCAATTTTTTCAAGCCCACACTATTACACTCCTCTTTTGTCCCTATGATATGGGAAGTCCGAAGCCAGAGCCCTGAGCATCATGGTGTTCATAGTAGTCTATAGTAAGTTCTTCACCTACCCTGATACGGCGCTTGGTGGTAAAGGTGTAATAGCATAACCCGGTATCCACCATACCAACATTTGGGTCAGAAGAGTGGTTCAAATAGTAACTGATACTCAGGCTGTTCAGACCATCTACACTAATAGGGTAATTGCCATTCGGACTGCGCATAAAAAAATCCTGAACCATCTTTTGTACATTCGGATGCAGGGTTTTCAGCTCCATTGGGGAGATATCTATTGAGGATACATTCTCACCATGCACTGTCTGAAATGGATCAATGCCCTCTGGAATGTTTCTCACAGCAAACACGCCGACTCCACCGAGAGAGGATGGCTGAATCCGGCAAAATGTACTTTTGCGGAGATTTTCTAGCAAAGCTTGTTTGGCTCTCATCAGAACACACACATAATATATGCACGTAATATATATATACGTATGTTGTCGCGCATCCTAATCCTTTGCACGGAGGTTACCCCTGAGTTGTACCAAGCATACAGTGATAAATTGTTGCAGTCTGGGCCGACAGGACCGACAGGAGGACCGACAGGAGGACCGACAGGACCGACACATTCCGTGAAGCTTGTACTCATCTCTGATACAGAGCCCAGTCAGGCAGTGCGAGATATGGAACGGAGGTCGAAGGAAAATCCGTCGACACACCTGGGTGGAAAATCGATCAGGGTGATTCATATCAACAATGATAGAGCAATTCGTGATGGATTTTGGGGAGCCACAAGCTTCCTAAAATGCTGTGCATGGGATAAGGCCTTGCGATATCTGGTCAAAAAGAGCCGTAACAGGGGCGAGGTAAAGTATCAATATACCTGGATCCTAGAGGATGATGTATATCTGAGTTCAAAAATCGGACTCTCACAGTTGGTAGAGGATCACCTGAGTGTGAGATCAGATTTGATCTATCCCAAATGGGTGAAACATATGGATCGTGATGCATGGTCCCATTGGGACCGAGCTGCGCTCTTGTCAGAGAGCTGGCAAGGCTCCATCGCGGCTTCCCTCAATATGATATGTCGCCTGAGTGATCGATTAGTTCATGAGATTGCAAAGGTTCAAGCAAAGCTAGGACGCTTGATATTTCACGAAGTACTATTCGCATCAATCGCAATGCATTGTCACTTCACGATGTCTAGAATAGATAGTAAATATCAAGGATATGTTACTCCTGGTCATTCCAAGGACTGTACAGTGTATGATGGAGGTTCCATCGGTAAGGCTGAAGAAGAGGGTATGCTTCTATGTCATCCGTACAAACAGTGGTGGTTACATGAAAACTAGATCCGGGTTAACCTCTACTCACTATTGTTGAGTGGTGCCAAACAGAGTGTAATATCACCGAGCCCACCCACTGGATAGATGAAGATGAGGGGATACATGTTCTGCATGAGGATTGTGACCGTGCTACCCAGACCAGTACATTTCACAAAATCAACAAGCTTATCTAGATCAAATGTTCCTGCATACATCTTGTCAGATGTCTTGATAAGTTGCAAATTGGTACCAGACGTCCGGATTGTCTCTTGTGTGGCATATTCTCCTTCACAGCGAAAAAAGAGCTGATCTTTGTGGTGCTTGATATCCATGCGCTCTGCAGACAGGTTCTTCATGTTGCGACAAATCTTCTGAAAATCGGCAGATGGCATATTTGTGATATAAGGGTACTCGTGCTGTGGAATCTTGTACTGCTCGGAACTTGGTTCCTGTAGCTTGAGCTGATAACAACTGATTTCCCCTTTGACATTGTTCTCCATGACGATACCCAGGCAATTGGGATCGTCATCACGTATATAGAAGGTGAGAACATCCTCCTTACCCATCGATTTGAGCAGACTGAACAGCTGGTTCAGATCAACGCCAATAATAATTGGGGCTGGACAATGATAATCGTTGAACTTATCACCCTCAAGGTTTAGACGGATCAGGACTGAGTGAGATTCATCCATGGTCAGGATACGCATGCCTTCTGGGGTGAATTCAATGTTGGTCTCGGACAGAATCTGTTTGAGAGCCTCAAACAGTGTCTTGATAATGTCGCTCTGGACAGTCTTCAGCTTAAGTGAGAATGTCATCGATCAACAATACTTCTATTTATGTATATTTTGTGGGATATCTTTATATTCTATTTTGTGCGTCAGGATCATTTTTAGAAAACATTTCTAAATACTTTTGCTGTGTATGTGTGAGCTTGAAAAATGATTGGTTCAGCTGGAATCCAAGGCTGTTGTCACACTGGATTTCCATTGACTTGAAACAATGACATCACAAACAAGAGCAGGTCGCTCAGGACAGTATCGCTCAGCAGGCCATGAGCAAAATGCCAGGGTATACCTGGACACGAAGCGGATCGCCCTCAATAGCTATCCGAATGAGACTTCCAGTATCAGGGTCAGGTATGATCCTGACAAGATGTGTTGTGAACAGCATGGACCATTTACAACTACAGTCTCTGTCAGTCCTCTGGATAGTTTCACACAGGCGGCGGCAATAGTTCGGGATAGCACTGTATGGACAGAAGATGATCTGCCCCCACTTGTTCTGAACATGGCGAATGCAACAACTCCTGGTGGAGGGGTTAGTCATGGTAGCTACTCACAAGAGGAGGACCTCTTTCGCAGGAGTAACTATTTCATGACATTGAACAAAATGAGAGGTTACTATCCTATCTATGACAGTAGCGGAATCTATTCTCCAAACGTGACCGTGTTCAAAGATGCCAACTATGAGTTGATGGAGACTCCTATCACAGTCAGTTGTATTGCGGTTGCTGCGATACGCAACCCTCCAAAACTTAGTGATGGTGATGGAGGAGAACGGTTCGCTGATCCAGATCACAAAGCCATCACCAGGGAGAAGATTCACACAATCTTTCAGACTGCATTGCTGATGGGTCACAGGCATTTGGTCCTGGGTGCACTGGGTTGTGGAGCATTCCACAATCCGCTTGGGGACATAGTTGAACTATTTCAGGAGGCGATCACGCTGTATCAAGGCCAATTCAAGACTATCACATTTGCTGTAAGAAGCTATGAGGACCCCAATTACGCATTCTTCAAAGAAAACCTTGGCTAGAGTTATGTAGTATATGGTTTCCGGTTCTGTCAAGTGCACTACCCCCTCCAATCCAGGGAAGATGACAACCCATCAGTCAAATGTCATACCTTCTAGGAAAGCAAATGGAGATATACTGTTCAGTGATCATCCTGAATTTGTTCCCAACCTCACTCCCAAGGAGATTTTTCACTTTGGGAGCTTCGGAGGCACATATTTTCGGCCCATTTTCTCTTGTGTGACAGGAGAGCAATACACTGATGTCTGGAATGAGTTTCCCAGACACTGGTTTCCCAGAGACCTGAAAAAATATGTGGTGTCACCAGTTTGTGACAAACAAATCAACAAATACAAGGTGACAAGCGGCACCAGTCTCAGGTACTGGGAAGAAAAAGGATGGATAGACCCCCAGTCCCCATATGGATGGGTTCAATGGTATATGAGGTTCTATGCAGGACAAAGATCACATGATGATGATAGGCAAATCGACCGATTCAATCGTGCTGCTGGGCCGAGAGGACGATGGAGAAGCAATCTGAGAAACAAAATCCACAAAAAAGCTGCACTTGTTGCCAAATCACCAAAGCAATTGGTTGATGACTACAGCATCAGTCCGGTTGTACGCCAACTCCTTCAACAATGGGCCTTTGTCATTCAACAACGGCATCTGTGATCTTCGCAAACAATCCTTTTCACACAGATCGGATGAACTCAGTGATTTCATCCATCACTTTGCAATCATAGTAATTATATATTATGATCTCTTTGGACAGGGCATCTGCCTTGTTCTCATTTCTGGTGGAAACCAGAGCCTCTGGATCTATCAAGGTACCATTACCATATTTAGCATTGTGATGAGTATGTGGTTCGTGGTCTGTCCTATCTTTGAGGTGCCAGGCAGCTACCATCGCATCAGCGCCATTCATATTCTCCTCCCATGTACTATTGATCTTCCCAAGACTGTGTAATGATTTAGCAACACTCTTGAGACCATAGTTGAATGCACCAGGGATGCCAACTTCGCTCTTTTTAAAAAGCTCATAAAGATCGATGAAATCGGTGTTCTCCATAAACTCCCCAATTTCGACAAGGTCTCCATATGCTTTTCGAACTCTTTTCAATTGGATGATCTCAGCTTGACTCCAATGAAACATGCGCATGCACATCTTTGCAGCCTTTTTGGTCCTACTGGCTTCCACCCTGTCTCTCCTGCGGAGGCGTCGTCGCCTCCGTTTTCTCAAGCCTCTGGCATCATTACTATCAATATCACTATCAGTACTATCAATAGCACTATCATCACTATTAGCACTATTAGCACCATCATTGCACTTCGCCATTATCTCTTTGAGATCTCGAAACCAATCCTTGAGGATAGAGCGCTCATTCTCTGGTGTTATTTCATCTACCAGGTAATTCAAGTACTCATGTTGACCTGTGCGACTATCTCTCACATAGCAACCTATCATGTAGATGATATTGGACTGACCTCCAATGCCCGGGCTAGAGTCGAACAGCTCTTTACCAATGTGTTCATTCAGGTCATTCACCGTCTCGAAATCGAAATAGAACTCAAGATCTGCCTGTGGTGGAAGGTTCTGAGCAACATCTGCCAAACCGATCAGCCTGTTTTCACGATTCGCTGTTAGAATATTGTTCACAGCCTTCTTGTTAGCGACCTTAAAAGTAGATAGATGATCGAGACTCAAGTCTTTCCACCCCTGGATTCCAGATTCGAGCATTTTGTTCCTCTTATCAGGGCCGATGTTCAAAATCTGTGTGATCTCATCTGTCTGTTCAGCCAAGCGTTTCTTGCACTCATGCCATGGATAATCATTCTGATTCTTCATGTTTGGACATAGTTCAGTGATCCGCTTTCGTTTTTTCTGTTGCTGCAGAGGGGACCAATCCGAACCCTCCTTGTCGACGCGTTCTAGCCACTCGAGGCAATCATTCACAATCGTACTGTAGTTGCTATCCTTATCACGGAAATCAACACACCCCCAACTCGTACAATAACCATCACTTCGATACTTGACATTGCGGCTTGTCCAGGATGCCTTGCGACCAATAACATAACCTCGTGGTAGCTGCACATCAACAGGCAAACAATCAGTCAAAAAACGGATGTATGCTTTGTACAATTTCTGCTTGGCGTTGTTCAGCAGATGTGTACCATCCGCACACAGATTCAGCGATGAGAATCGAGTCAGTACCACATAGTACCGCATCCCTGCTTTGTTCTGGTTCAACTCCTCATCGATATCCTCATTGTCCACATCTTTCTGATTCTGAAACAGATACGGCAAAACATCCTCGCGAACAAGCAGATCAGCCTTACCCCATCTTTTGTTGGGCTCATCCAAAAGCAGTCCATCGGCGATGACTGGTGCTCCGGCTTGTATTGCCTGCATAGTGATACGATGCTTACCAAAACTCTTGTAGATCGGTGGTTGAGATATATAAGTTTTCCACTCATCGTCTGATGGGGCAAACCTCTGGAACCATTCTTCTGATATATCAACATAATTGCGCCCTAATTCTGTCATCTTGGCCAGAATAGTGCTGTGAAAGCTCTTTGTTTGTTTCGAAGCAAGCCTTGACAGATCGTACTTCTTGGGCTTATCCTTGGTAGCCTCTGACCACTTCTCCGACCACCTCCCTAACCAGTCCAACAACGGATCTCCCATCACCCAATTACGTACACAGTATGGGTCACGTGCCTGTGTCCAGAAGAGACACTTATCTCTAGTCAATCTTTGTTTGTTTTGGCACAAGATGGGGAAGATGCGTCCAAACCAGTGGCGATCTCTGGGCACTCTGACATCCCAATACTTTTGTAGAGTACCAAGTTGGGACTCATTGTTAAAGTCCTCATCTGGTTTCGAAAACTCATTCTCACTGTAAACACAGCCATTCACATCCCACACTTCCATCTGGATTTGCATCTGAACCCAATAATCAAATGGTATCTTGCCAGTAATCTTTCGGTAATAAGGACACTTAATCTCAACCAGATTAACAGACCCGTCTGCAAGAAGCATGATACCGTCTGGGCTTGCACCAAGCCATGAGTGTTTTTCGTGTATTCCCAGCCCAAGGTCATAGATCTTAGATCCCCACCTCTTTTCTAGAGCTCTCTGAGCTGGTTCTTCGTGTCTTGTTCCAAAAATGAGTGCTGGATTGGTAGTGACATTATTTTTTTGCTTGTTACCATAACCATAACTACTTACCTTGGGCCCATATCTGCTCGATTCCAGATACCCTGATACCTTGGTAGCAGTAATAAGTCTTTGTCGAATATTATACCACTCTTCGGAATGTTGTTTTATCTGGTACCGATGGAGATGGCGCAGCATTGTTTTCTTCATCCTGTCCTACCTACGGTTCTTCAGGCCCTGTATCTGCTATTGCTGTATTGGATGCGCAAAGAGTGCCTTGATCATTTTTCAAAGTGGACTTATGATGGTCCAAACAACAGTCTCACATTAGGGTCAGGGCCAGGATCAGAGTCCCTGGCAATATTCCACCCAGCATTGGCCACACAGCATACCTGCCATTGAAGTCGCACCTACACCCTCAGTAGTTCCACAGCTCAGGCACATGGGCTTCGGTTCTGGTTCAGTCGTCGGTTCAGGGTTGCACATAGTTTTGTTGTCTTGTTTGTTGTCTTGCAACATGCAAAGAGCATTGTACAGAGTTGATCATTTTTTTGCTATGCGATCGCGGAAATTCTCTGTGGAGGTCGTGTCCTCTGAAATCGACGAGTTTGAAACCTAGTTTGAAACCTAGTTTGAAACCTAGTTTGAAACCGAGTTTGAAACCGAGTTTGAAACCGAGTTTGAAACCGAGTTTGAAACCGAGTTTGAAACCGTCCAGTACCCCGTAGGATATGAAACATGTCAGTTCGGTAAAACACCTTCGGAAACCTTTCCTCCAATTTTCGAACTGCATCCCGCGGTTGAATTCCAGCCCTGGAATACTCAGTCAGTAGCACTCCGAGATAGGAGTTGATTGTCAGGCGATCATTCCGAACACAATAGTTCTTCCGGTTCGCAACGAGCCTTCCTCGAACTGAATCGAGACGAGTCATCACGCTTCGCAACATCATCGTTTTGTTATCTAGTGCTTCAAGGTCACCAATTTTGAACCAGCGACAGGCACTGATCTCTTTCTTGTCATGAACTCGAATTTGTTCATGACAAGTTCTGTAGGGAAAGGTAAACAAGAATAGCTTGGATCGGCGGTAGCTGATATATGGAGCAATCTCAATCCTGGCATTGATCTTCAGACCAGTTTCTTCCTGTATCTCACGGAGAGCACCCTGGAAGCTGGTCTCACCACTTTCGACTCTGACACCACCCTTCGGAAGCCCCCATTTCCCGGAGACATTTCCCCGGATGAGCAGAATATACTGGAGACTGGAATCCAGGATGATACCACCGGCTACAACTCGCCGAGGAGGCTTGGGCAACAGATTGCAGAAGCCCTTTGTAATTTTCCCCTTGATCTGCCACTCAGCTGTGTGTGTGTGGCTAATCCTTTTAACTGGGAGTGATGACAGTCTCCGACAATTCTCGAGGACAGGAAGGGTTAAACCTAATGGGCCCGGAGGATGGTCTGGAGGATGGTCTGGAGGATGGTCTGGAGGATGGTCCGGTGGATGGTCCGGTGGATCCTGATGGTGCCACCATTTCTTGTTGGTGTGCAGAGGAACTGGTGAGAGGCCTGGGGGAGGATCCAACGGACTCAATGGACCCAATGGGCGACACAAATCCCTGTTGCGGATTTGCGTTGTAATAGTAGATGTAATAGTAGATGCATTGATTTCCATGAGGA